AGCAGTCGGATACTCTTTTATTATAAGTTTACCCTGTGTTTTTTTCTGAATCTTATCTAGTCTGTCTGTAAACATCTTTTTGGAAATTGTTTCCAAATCTGTAATAGGAATATTCATCAAATTAGCATCGATTCTTTCTGCAATCTTTTCCTCAGCCATCTCGAGAGTAATATACAAAACATTTCTATTCTGAGAAAGACAGCTGGCAGCATAATGACACATGAATAATGATTTACCAACACCAGTTCCAGCAAGTGCAATGTTCAATGTTTTGGGTGATAATCCACCTTTTGTAATTTTGTTTAAAAACTCAAGATCGAATTCAATTTTTTCTTCTTTACGATGATAAAACTCAAATCTAGATTCACCATCCTCAATATAGTCATGTCCAACATGGTTATCAAATCCAACAGAAAGTGCTTCAGTTAGAATATTAGGAAGTGCTTCAGGAGAAAGTTTTTTATCTTTTCCTTGAATAATTCCAATGCCTTTAAGAATTGCATTATAGACAGCTTTGTCTTTACAAAATTTTTCTGTAGTTTGTACTAACCATTCTTGATCTACATCAGTTTTGTCAAGATTTTTTATTTCTGACAGAATAGTTTTATATTCTTCATCGGAGAGATCTCTTCTATTGTCAAGATCAATTTCTAGAGATTGTTTGGAAGGAAGATTTTTGTATTTAAGAATAAATTTTTGAATTTCTTCAAATAATGTTTTATCCTTTCTTTCGTGAAAATATTCTGATTTTAAAAATGGAAGTATTTTTCTGGCATACGGCTCATTGTAAATTAACTGAGATAGTATCGTCTTCTCTATCGTTATTTGTTCCGACATGAAATCCTTCTTTTTTATTTAATGCTAGTTCTAATAATTCTTCAATAATCACGCATATAATATCTGCCAATTCCTCTTTGTTTAGTTCATTTTCTGGAATATCATTATATTTCAATATATCCCAATCAAATGATAATGTATAAGTTCCATCATCATTTTCTTTATTAGCAAATTTTATTTGTCCATAACGATATACAATTCCTGCATATTTTCCTGCATCTTCTAACAATTCTATCGACGCTAATTGATTTAAATTGTTGTCCATTTCCAATATTTTATACAATTTCTTTTTCATTCCTTTTCCTTTAAATGTAGTGCAAATAGCTTCCAACTATATATTTTGGTTTTTTGATAGGTTTTAATCCAGCATGATAATGAGTCCATAATGGTGGAAACATTAACACCTTTCCAATCTTCGGTTTTATTTTTATATTAAAGTCTGGGAATACGGTATCACCACCTTTATTATTATTTAAATATATGAAAAAAACCAAAAATCTTTTTGCTGATGCATAATCTGTAACATCTACATGAGTTCTAAATTGATCTCCATTATCTGGTAAATATCTCTTCATTCTAAAAATTTCAAATCCATATTTTTCTGGAAATCTATGTAATTCTATCTTTAAATCACTAACATATCTGTATACTAAATTTTTTAAAACATTTTCTAAAATGTCAGAAAAATATTCCCATTCTTTATGTAATTGCAATTTAACTTGAGTAAATGAATAAAAACTATCTATACATTCTCTTTCATGATGCTCTGTTTTCTTTTCAAAGAAATCTATAATTTCTTTACAAAAATCTTCAGAAACAACGTTGTTATAACATTTAATATAATTATCCATTCAATAACTCAATTTCTGTAGATTCTTCAGTCTCCTCTATTTTCTGCTGTCCATATTTAAATTCTTTTTTGGCAAAATCATCAAGTTGTTTCATAATTTCTTCTGTAAAGAATTTCTCAGGATCATTGTTAATTGTTTTTCCAAATGTTTTTGATCCATCTGGCAATTCAATTCTTGTTGATACTGCTTTGAATATTCCATGCTTCAATGCAAGTTCCAGCAATCCATAATAGCGATCCAATCCACTGTCATACATCAATCTAACATCAACTTGTTTATTCTCAACAGTCAATCTAGATTTAGCATTTTTACAATGAATTATATTTCCTACAACTTCAGTCCCATCCTTTTCTTTCTTCTTTGAAAGATACACAATAGAACTAGCAGCATATTTTAATCCTGAACCACCACCCATTTCTTTGGCAGGAAACATCGAACCAACAACATCATAGGTATGATTTGTGACTACCATAGGTATTTTAGCACGTCCAAGTTTAAGTGTCAAGACTCTAAATGCAGCTTTGATCACCTGAGCTCGAGTCATATCTCTTGTTTCTTTACCATCAGATGTATCTTCGACTTCTTTGGTTGTTGAAAGCATGCCAAGAGAATCCAGACAAATCATCATTGGTTTTTTATTATCAGATTCAATATATTTGTCAAGAACTTTTATTGCTTGCGTTCTAAATTCCTGAACTGTGGTGACTGGAAGTATCACCATGCGACTCGGATCAATTCCTCTGTCAATAATCATCTGCTTTGTAATAGCAGATTCTGATTCAAAATACAAAACTCCTGCCTCTGGATTAGAATCTAGAAAACTCTTAACCATTCCCAAAACAAAAAATGTTTTGCCTGTTGCCGACTCACCTGCAATGGCAGTAATCTTATTTGATGGTAATCCTCCGAAAATAGAGCCAGAAAGAAGTGCATTGAATATATATGATCCAGTATCAATGAATGAATCAACATCTCCTGCCTCAACACCATCCGATACCAATGCAGCGTATTCATTTCCAGCAATCTTTGCTATTTCTTGAAAAAAATCCATTATACATCCTTCTGCGCTCTTTTCTCAGAGCGAATCTTTTCAAATCCATTAGGATATCGTTGTTCTAACTTTTTAATATTTGCTTGTAATATGTCCTCAATAGTAACACCCAATGACATGCAGCCTTGTGCCACATACCACATGACATCACCAAGTTCTTTCACCATATGCTCTTTGACTTCAGCATTCAAATCTTTTCCTTGAAACAAACATTTTTTGACTAGATCACCAAATTCACCTGCTTCAGCTGATAATCCAAGTGCAGCTGTGATCAATCTTTGAGGTGGAACTGCATGCTGGTTTTCCATTTTTGAAAGTGATGCGTCAAACGGAAACTTTAGTCTTGACTCCTCACTTGTCACACTATTCACAAATGCAACATAATCTTCTGTAAATTTACTCATCTATAGATTCTCCATTCATTTTTAGTTGATTCATACACCATCTGATGTGCTCTTTCATCTGAGAAACTGTAAGAGCCTTGGCATGCTCTCGTATCATGACTTCTGGACCTTGTCTTCCATCAACAGGAGGTAATGATCCATAAACACTTTTATATTCAGAAATCAATTCTGATTCTTTTCCATGAGCTTTCAGTTTAATCTCTGGACCATATCCCATTGGAAAGTATGCTACATACAAATGTCTTTTGTTTTCTTCTCCGTAGATTGCTCGGAAATACATTCCGTTCTCGTATGGATTCTTTTGACTCAATCCACGAATGACTGTTCCTGAGAAATCTAATGTTCTTGAGCAGATTCCTCTTGCAGTCGAGCTACCAGCTGTTCCAATATAAATCACACGCTCATCTAAATGATCAGGTGTTTCATTTACAATCTCACCTGTTGGATCGTATGCATAAAGATAACAACCACCCATGTTAAATCCACGATCATCTTTTTTCGCAAAACCAACATAATCGTTGTCAAACTTGGCTCGTTGATCATTGGGGAAGATTGACAACCACTTTGTAGCTTTCATAACAAATCCTGCATTAAATTAACATTCACTAACAATCTGGATTTATTATCTTCTTTCCCTTAGGAAATGTCAAGCATTTTTTTCATGAATTCTACAATTTTTTCTGTATCATCTGGAGTCTCGTGAACAAACGTCTTCACGCAGCCTTCTTCCTCTCCGAAAAGAGTAGCTCGTGGTCCAAAATGCTCAAGAATATTTTGAACCTTTGTCTTGGTAGTCTGAATGAATTTTTCAGATTGATCAGATCCTCTTTCTTTGTATCTTCGTTGTCTTTCTTCATCTGAAACTGTCAAGTGAATAATTGTCAACGAATCACCACATGATTCAAAAAACTTCTTGTTGTTGAGACGATCTCCTTCGCCCACAATCATCTCATTTGTTCTCAAAACATTTGAAATCCAATCAATTGCTTTCGGAGCCACTGCCATCGAAAGTCGATCTGTTCCTCCAAAAACTTCTTCATCATTATATTTTCCAAGCACTCTCAATTTTTTTTCTTTAATATATTGAGTATCAAGTAAATCAGCTGGACGATCATCCTTCCAACCTTCAAATCCACTCATAAAGTTTCGCATCACAGTGGTCTTTCCAGTTCCTGGAATACCAATCAAATAAACTATCTTCATTGAAAAAATCCTTCTAATGTAGGTTTTTGAGCATATGCTTCTGGATGATATTCTTGCACCATATCCCTTCCACCTTTGTCCTCTAGAAAATCATACCATTCTTTCTCATTGAACATATTCGGTGAAACACCATTCCAATATTGTTTCCAAAGTCTATGACCTTTATTCAATCTCCTTGTGTCAACAAAGTTTTTACGAATAGCTTCATATTCCCATGATCCAAGATTATCCATATCTTCACGGAAATAGAATACTAATGACATTCTCATCATGTTTTCTTCACCAGAATCTGGAGCAGTAATCGGTGTATTCCCATGAATAACACGCATGTTGTCAATTAGCAAAAGATCTCCAGGTCTGACATTGACAGCCATCCGAACTTCTGGAACAACCAAATATCCACCTTTCCAGTCTTTGTTATCCTTTGTGATTACTGTTAGATTGCTATATCCAGCATTCAAAGAACCTGCATCTCGATGACATGCCATTCTGGCATTTCTTTCCTTTGTTGTTGTATTGACAGTAATCGTGGTGAATGTAGTATCTTCGCCAATGAGAAATTTATTGTCGAGTCTATCAGCAAATTCTTGTTGTGCCAAATGTCGATTTGGCATTAGTCTTTTGAATTCTTTCTCCAGTTTTCTAGCAAACGGATAACATTTTGCAAACTGCTCAAGATTATTATCAGTATATGCTGTTGCTCTTCCATATGGAATTCTTGGATATCTTCCATAGTAACCAGCAATACCTGACCAAAGACCAGCAGCGTATGCTGTATTTGAAATCCATTTTTCTCTTACAAGTTTTGAAAACTTTGTTGCCTCTTCAATTGGCATTGCTTTTATTCTACTCACCAGCTTAGGAAAAAATCCATCATATTCAGGATAATCTTGTTCTACAACATCTCGCAACCAACAGAATCCTCTGGTATTCTTGACATATTTTCCAAGATGTTCTTCCATAATAGTCTGTAATGGATCTGTTCCATCAAGACTTTTTGGTTGTCCTGCCATAAAATACTCAAGCACATCATATTGATATGGTGTTACCCATTCTCTTCCTGCTAGCTTTTCTGTTTTTGGACCAGCTGCGAGTCCTCGATTATGAGATTCAGCTGCAGCATCAAACAATCCTTCAAATGCACCTTGTTGTTCCTCAGCAGTAAAAACATTTTTTCTAAATTTAAAAGCAATTTTGCTTTCATCCGCAAGATCTGTATGATACTCTTTTTTATCATAATTGTATTCAGGTGGAAAGTATAAATCTGTATCACTATCAATCAGAATATCATATGATTCATCATTAACATATGTTCCCAGAACTTTTTCTTCATCAAGAACCTGCATGGCAACATAAACATCTTGTCCTTCATCCCCTTTATATTTCTGCCACTTATTTCCATTTATTTCTAAAATTTCCATCAGAATGCCTCCAGTCCCATTAATTGTTTTGTAAATGTATTGTTGTAATCTATAACACCTGTATTTAGAAAAATTTCCATCTTTGTTTTGTTTATTTCGTTTATCAAGTATTCTCTTCGTATTGACTCATCTCTACATTGCCATAATGGTGTCCAGTCAATTCCATCCCAACCATCACGCTCTACTTGTTTAATTTCTTCAGCTTGTCGATCTAGATAATAACCAAGATATCTGCCATTTCTTTTACGGAATAGTTTTTTGAATGAACAAAGACATGTTTCCATTGCAAAATAATCAGCCTTGTTTGCTTGTTCTGGAAACAATGCTTTAACCTCTTTAAGAATCTCAGATCCTTGACTTTCCATCCAATCAATTTGATCTTGATCTAGAACCTTGTCAACCCAATCATCTTTTCCAAGAGCAAAGCATAATCCATTTCGATGTGATCTAGATCCTGAATAATCTTTCAACCAAAGATTATCAATATCAATATTTAATCCGCATGTTTGTTTTAAAGTTTGAATATAGAACCATGACATGTATCTTCCATACTTGTGCCATGTGTTTACTTCTTTCCAAAGATTATAAAAATTGGTAAATGGATCTTCTGTGAACAAACTTTGGAATGCTTCAAGTTGACTTCTGCCACCTACCCATTCTTTGTATGAAAGAAATTGAGCAGGAAGATGTCCTTTATTCCATTTTGTGTCTGTTTGGTATCTGAGTCTTTTGTAATTTTCAGTATTCCATTGCTCAAGTCGATCGACTCCAACAAGTTCCATGTCAGGAAATTCATTCCAGATTACGTATGCAGTCGGAAAATGATAAGTTGTGCCATATATCCATGTGATCCAAAGTCTTTGTTCGATATTGAATTCAAATCTGTCATAAAAATAATTCAACATGTAAAGAGCAGGATCGCAATCATCTATAATCAGCGACCATCCAAACCAATCAATGAATGCTCTTTTTCTATTTTCCAGCAAACGATAATCCATCAAAACTTCTCTAATGAAGGTACATCAAAAAGATAATTTCTTAGCCAATATTTTCCGACCTTTGATATGGAGTCCTCAACTCTTTGTCGCTTCACCTTTCCGAACTTATGATAATCTATACTCTCTTTTCTCAAAAGATCAAGAACTTTTTTGTCTGTAGGAATCGCAATAGAGGGATTATTTATAGCTTCTTCTCGAAAGCTCAATTGTTCTTCTTTCGTGGAAAA